TATCAGGTGGCGGCGGTACAGGTGCAACTGCAAAAGCAGTTGTTCGTGCAGGAGTGATTAAAAGAATAGATGTACTTACATCGGGTAGTGGTTACTTGTCTAGTCCAACTATTACACTTGCTAATTTTAATGCCGGTGGAACAACTGCTAGATTATATGCAGTGCTAGGTGAGTCATTAGTGAAGTCGACACATATAACAAGTAAATTTGATAGAACATCCAGAGTATTCACAGATGAAGCGTCAACAAATACAGTTTTACAAAAAACTGCTACCTTTACAGGCGGAACTGGACAAGTAAATTATGATTTAAAATGGCCAATGGATCTAACAAATGGCAAAACAAAAGTCAAAGTAGACAATATAGAATTGTTAGATACTGAATTTACTATTAGCAACAAAAAAGATACCACAAGTTCATACGAAAGATTTAAAGGTAGAGTAACATTTGAAAGTGCAATAGCAGTGGGTCTACCTGTACAAATTGATTATCAAATTGATCCTAGCAAATTACAAGCATTTGATAGAATCCAATTGTTCTATTCTCCAACTGATGGAATGCCTGGCAAACAATTAGCACAATTGGTTGATGGTATAGATTATGGTGGAGTAGAAATTACAAGTTTAGATTTCGTAAATGCATCAGGGTACCTTGCTAAACCTTATATGGATGGAGCATTTGATGTTTTTGATGAAACATTTGAAGATGAAATTTTCACAGTTGATGGAAGCACAACAGCACTACAATTAAGCAAACCTTTAGAACAAGGAGTTGTTTATAATGTTTACAGAAATGGTGTGCGTATAGATGATCCTAATTACCCATCAGATGGTTCTACACCAATCTTAAACAGCAACGCAATTATGACTAGTATTACAGGTGACGGACAACAACAAATAGTTGACTTGTTAGCATTAGGTGTACCAGTTGTTGATAATGATAAGTTTGAAGTACGTAAGTCCACAAGTGACGGAAGTTTCTTGGCTGACCCAACAGCATACGATACTTTGGTAGAAGGTGGTAATTTAAGTTACACAACTGCATCAGGAACAAAAGCAGAAGATATAAATGTTGACGGTGACGGATTTATAACGCCAACAACAAGCAAAGGTCCAGAAGAACTTGTACCAGGACACGTGTTTGATACTTTGGATATACAAGTTTATGACAGAGGTGGTGAATCAGGTTCTAAAATATCCAGTTACAATCATGTTGGTGACGGAACAACTACTGAATATGCTTTCCAAGATTTCCCACAAAGTATAGATGCAGTATTTGTAACTGTGAACAATGCAATGATAGATAGAAATGACTACACTGTTAATTTTCAAAACAAAAAAATAGTTTTTGCAAGTGCTCCATCAGATGGTGCAAAAATAAATTATGCTACAATGAGTAACAATGGTGAGAAAATTTTAGATATCGACACTCTTACAGGCGATGATTGTACTGTTGATTTCTTGACAAGAGCAAATTATTCTGCAGATTTAAGTCTTTACGTTACAATAAATGGCGTAAGAACAACAGACTTTACAACTTTTGAAAGCAATGAAAATTACAGTGCAGATAAACGTGTGGTGATAAGATTTAATACCGCACCTGCAAGTAATGATGTTGTGTCTTTTGTGGTGTATGCTAGTACAAGTAAAACATTTAGTGAAGTCACTCATGAAACATTAACAGCAGATGGTAGTTCAACCACTTATGCATTAAGTCAGACGCCATTTAATGCAACACCTTTAGGACATAATACTATTGTTGAAGTGAATGGTTTGATTTTAAATCCAGGTTTTAGTTTTGAATTCACAGTTAGCAACTTATTAGAGTACGAACTGCCTAATTGGCAACAACCGCCAGGGTCGGCAAGTGCAACAGATGTAAAAGTATTTCTAAACAATGTAGAATTAGCAAGTACAGAGTTTGTATGGGACGCAGGAAATAGTTCAGTGATATTACAAACTGGTATAGGAGTTGCTGGTGACCTACTTAAAGTGTTTGTATTGTCAGACGGAGACTACACTATTGATTCAAATGGCAATTTAGTTTTAGATGTTGCTCCTGCACAAGGACAAAAAATTATTGTTACCCAATTTAGTAACCACGACGTGCAAAAAATTGAACGTATGAATTTTGACGTGGTAGCAAGACAGTCTATTACAGCAAACACAGAAGATTATTTTGTGTTTAACCAACTTCAAAATGGAAGAATTAGATTAAGACGACCAGCCAGCGATGCTCAATATGTTTGGGTGTATGTAAACGGAGTAAAATTATCGCCAAGTGTTGATTACAAAGTCACAAATGATCAAATGTTTGTTAAGATTGGCACACAGATAAATGCAAATGATCAAATTGATTTATTCCATTTCTCATCGCCTCAGTTTGTAACTAAATTTGGTTTTAGACAATTTAAAGATATGACAAACGCAACAACATTTAGACGTTTAGGAGACGATAAACGTTATTATCTTGCGGCAACATTAAATTATTATGATAAAGAAATCAGTCTTAACACAACAGAAGGACTGGCAACGCCGAACTTGAGAACACTGGAGCCAGGTGTGTTGTTCATTGATGGTGAAAGAATTGAATATTACAGAATAGATCAAGGCAACAAAGTAAGCCAATTAAGAAGAGGCACAAAAGGTACCGGTATAAAAGACGCATATCAAATAAATTCAGAAGTATTTGACCAAAGTGCTCATCAAACTGTGCCATACAAAGACCAAACAATTACTCAGGTATACACCTATAATGGAGTCAATGCAACATTTGAACTAGGTTGGGCGGCAAAAAGCACAAATGAGTTTGAATTGTTTGTTGGTGGAGTAAGAATGCGTAAAAATAGCATTCAATCCTTTGATGTGACCAAGGATTTGGACAGTCCAGATGCTGATATTACACTACCAGCAGAATACTCGGTGACAGTTGTCTCAGAAATTGAGTCAACATTTACCATAACTGATACCACAAATATACCAACTGGTACTAAAATCACGGTAATTAGACGTGTGGGTAGAGTTTGGAACGAAATTATTGACGAAAATACAACAAAAACACTATCTCAAACAGATAATCGCATAGGAAATTTCTTACGAGAAAAAGAAGTGACTTTGCCGCAATAAATACAAGGAGAAAACATTTATTATGACACAAATCAGAGATAAAAACGGAGTTAGCATACAAGGTCATATCAAGATACATGATCCTGAATCGGGCAAAGTGTATGTGAACAAACGCAATGCTATTCACTATGAAAATATGAGTATCGCATTGGCTCAAAGCATAGCAAACGAAGGCAAAGGATTCATTAGTTCTATGGCTTTTGGTAATGGTGGTACATCCATTGACCCGACTGGAATAATCACTTATTTGACACCAAACAGCACAGGTACAAATGCAAGTCTTTACAACCAAACCTACAGCAAGATAGTAGATGATAGATCAGTTTCAAATTTAGATCCACAAAGAAACAAAATAGAAACAAGGCATTTGAGTGGTACAAACTACACAGACGTTTTAGTCACTTGTTTGTTGGATTATGGTGAACCAAACGGTCAAGATGCAGTGGATAATGCAACCAACACAGAAGGAACTTATGTGTTCGACGAACTAGGTTTAGTAAGTTACAATGATCAAGGCACTGGAAATTTATTAACTCATGTAATATTCCATCCTGTGCAAAAATCATTAAACAGATTGATTCAGATTGATTACACAGTGAGAATACAAAGTTTATCTGGTTTACTTGGAGAGTAGTATAGATGCCATACACAATAAATTTTAGTGATACAATAAACAAACAGGCTATTATTGTCGAAGATGGCAGTGTACCTAACCAAGAAACATCACTACAATTTCCAGGAAAAAATTCAAACAACTACGGACAAGTAATAGGTGAAAACTTTTTACATTTATTAGAAAATTTTGCAAAAAATTCTGCTCCACAAAGACCTATAGAAGGTCAATTATGGTATGACATAACTCCAGGTATTAATCAACTTAAAGTATATGACGGTACTAACTGGGTATCAAGCGGTGGATTGAAAAAGGGTGGTAATCAACCAGGATCAGCAGAGAGTACAGCAGGTGACCTTTGGGTAGATACAGGTAATCAACAACTTTATTTGTTTACAGGTTCAGGTTGGATACTGGTAGGTCCGGAGTTTAGTACAGGATTATCAAGCGGAACCAAGCCAGAATCAATTGCAGGTACAGATGATGTAACACATTCTATTGTAAAAATACAAGTTGCAGGAAAAGTTGTTGCCATTATTGCAAGTGAATCATTTACACCTAAGTCAAACATAGCAGGATTTAGCACACTCCAACCAGGAGTTAATTTAAGTTTAACTGATGTTGAAGGCGATGGTATTCCTAAAATGTACGGCACTGCGGAAAAAGCCGATGCGTTGGTTGTAGGTAATCAAACAGTAGCGGCAAACAATTTTTTAAGATCAGATACAACAAGTTCATCAGACTTTGGACTAAAAATAAAAAACAATGCTGGAATAGAAGTAGGATTAAGCGGAACACTTAAGATAAGTGTTGAAGGTCAGGCAGGTGTTCTAAGTCATCAAACAGCAGGTTCCAATATTGACTTCAGAATTGCTACCACTCAAGGCGTACAAAGAACTGTGATGAGAGTAGATTCAACTGAAAAAGTTGGAATTAACACAACTGCTCCACAACAAGACTTACACGTAGTAGGAAATATTTTAATTAATGATGGTGCAACTGGCAATACAGCAATTGGTAAATTAATTGTGCAAAATACAACAGATTCTACAAGTGTTGGTACCGGTGCAATTACAACATTAGGTGGCGTAGGTATTTCTAAAAGTTTAACAGTTGGTGAAAATATTAATGTTGGCGGAAATTTGTCTGTTGATGCTATTATGCCAAATGATAATTTAACATATGATATAGGTTCAACAAGTAAAAAATTCTTAAATGTTTATGGAAATCAATTTTATGGTTCTTTCAACGGAAACGTATCAGGAAGTTTGAACGGTGTAGCCACTCAGGCTAATCAATTAACAAGTGCAACAACTTTCCAAATGACAGGAGATGTTTCTGCAACTGGATTTACGTTTGACGGCACAGGTGACCTTGTTAAAAGTTTTACAACTTCAATATCTAATTCATTTATTTCAAACAAACAAAGCACAGGTACTTCACAAAACACAGATGAGGTATTAATAAACAGAACAGAAGGTACAACAGGACTATTTAGAACCACTGTACAAAATATTTTAAGCACAGTTCCAACACCTCCAGTTGGTTCAGTGATAGCGTTTGCAGGTGCTAACGCTCCAACAGGATGGTTGTTGTGTGATGGACAAGAAGTTAACAGATCCACTTATGCAACACTTTATGGCATTATAGGATTGCAGTATGGAACTCCATCTTCGACAGCAGTTTTCAAATTGCCTGATTTAAGAGGTAGACAAGTTACTGGTAAAGACAACATGGGCGGTACAAGTGCTAATGTTGTTGCTGATACAGTTGCTGATGCATTAGGTGGATTTGGTGGTTCGGAAGAAAAAACTATTGCTAAAGAACAATTACCAGATCACGAACATGATTTAAGAGCAGACAATCAAGATCAATTTTATGTGATTAGAAATATTGCAGATGCACCAACAGATCCTGAAGTAATTCAGTTCAATGGTCCTACTGGTATAAACACAGCACAGGCATTGGCAAGTTCAGGTAGTGTAGCCGGTACAAAAGGTCAGCCATTCAATGTAATGGATCCTTTCTTAACATTAAATTACATAATTTACGCAGGAGCAACGTCATAATATGTCATATAAACTTAACAAGACAGACGGAACTATATTAACTGACCTAGTTGACGGTACAGTTGATAGTACAAGTAGTGACTTAACACTTATAGGAAGAAATTATAGTGGCTTTGGTGAATTCTTAAATGAAAACTTTATTAAACTTTTAGAAAACTTTTCAAGTTCAGACGAACCTGCAAACCCAATCAGAGGTCAATTATGGTATGACACATCTGAAAACAAATTAAAAATTTATAATGGCAGTCAATTCACAAGCAGTGGCGGAACAACTTTGTCGCCACAAACTCCAAATGCAGTTGCAGGTGATTTATGGATTGACACCACAAGACAACAGTTATATTTCTTTGATGGTACAGGCAATCCTATATTAGCAGGTCCTGTTTACACAAAAGAACAAGGCAAATCAGGTTTTGAATGTATAAGTGTGCTTGATACACAAAACCAAACAAGAACAGTGATAATGTTCTATGTGCAAGGTCAAGTAGCAGGTGCATATTCTAATGTTTTGTTTACACCAGCAACAAGTGATAGAGATTTACTAACTGCTTTTGTAACAAACGCAAATCCAACAGCAACACTGCAAAAAGGTTTCAATGCAATAGATGATACATTTAAGTACGTTGGGACTGCCACAAAAGCAGAAGCATTAATAATAAACAATCAAACTGTAAATGCATCTAGTTTTTTAAGAGATGATGTTGATGATATCACCCAGGGATCACTTACTATCCAAAACAATGGCGGTATCACAGTTGGTGCAAGTGGTGATGGTTCATTTAAGGTTGAATCTGGTGTTTTAACAATCAGAAACAATTTAACAAACGGCGATATTAAATTTAAAACAGACAGACAGGGTGTAATACAAACAGCATTACACGTTGACGCAAGTCAAAGTTATGTTGGTTTATGGAAAGATAATCCAACTGCTAATTTAGATGTTGCAGGCGATGTAAGAATTTCAGGAAACTTGACTGTTGAAGGAAGTCAAACAGCAATAGAAGTAGACGAGTTACGTGTTAAAGATAAAACAATTGGATTGAGTGTTGATGAATTAAATGCACCTGTGTTAGATGACGCAGGCATAAATGGTGGTGGTTTTGAATTATTAACTACATCAACTAATCACAAAACATTTACATATTCATACAATGCCAGTGTTGCTACTGAGAGATGGGAATCAAACATCAACATGGGCGTTGCAACAGGCAAAACATTTAAAGTTGGTGCTGATGATGTTTTATCAGGAGACACACTAGGTACTAATGTTATTAATTCAAGTTTACAAAACTTAGGTACACTAACAAGTTTGGCAGTTGATAATTTAACTGTAGACAATCAAATAATATCAACAACATCTGGTAATTTAGGTTTAGGTGCAAACACAAATGTAATTGAAATCCAAAGCAGTGCAAGAATTACAGGACTTGGCGATCCATCTGCTTCTTCAGATGCCGCAACTAAAGGTTATGTAGACAGCAAAGCCGTACTTGGTTTACAATTAGATATATCAAATTTAGGGAACAATGACTTAGGTAGCAACTATCAAGGCATTGCAGATATTTTACAAGATTTATTTCCAGTTGCAGGATATTCAAGAGGAGCAGGTGCTGGACAAGGTTCAATAGATACAAGTGCATTAGGAACTAGTTCAATACCACCGAGAGCAACAGGAACTCTTGCAAGAGTACAAACAACAGATTTTTCAGCAGGTGGTGGTGTAACAATAGCAAGTGCAGATTTAGACACTGCAATTGATACAAATACTATTGCAGTTGATAGAACAATCAGTGCTAATCCACAAACTATTGCATCCATAGAGTTAGGAACAAATACAAAAATAATTTGTGCAAGTGCTCATGGTTATGAAGCAGGTGAAACTGTTACTATATCAGGAGCCAATGTTGATGCAATCAATGACGGTGCAGGAAACAACACAACCTTAAACACAACACATACAATAGTAAGTGCTGAACTATTAAGTCCTCCAGGGTTTGTTGCATTGACTATTAATTTAGACACATCTGCAGTGAATTTAATAAACAATTACACTCCTAGCAGTGGTACAATAGAAAGAGTGCCTGTGCTGGGTAATTCAAACAAATCAGTTGTAGAAAGTTTAGGATTTAACAATTTAGCAGGTTCAATGTCAATGACACCTGTGAGAAAGTTATTACAATTTGGTGTTGTAGTCGATAGTAATGATGGGCAAACAAAGTGGGCGTTTGATAAGGAAATTACACCTACAACTCCGTATTAATTTGTTATAAATACAAGGAGAGAACAATTATATGGCATATACAATTAACAAATTTGATGGAACTTTATTATCCACAGTAAGTGATGGGACAATAGACCAGACTACCAGCCTACGTTTTGTGGGTAAAAATTATGCTGGTTATGGTGAAATCCAAAACGAAAACTTCTTACACTTACTAGAATCATTTGCCAGCTCTAACAGTCCAGCAAGACCAGTAAGTGGTCAACTATGGTTTGATGCAGGATCTAACAAATTAAAGTTTTACGACGGTACAAAATTTAAAACAACAGGTGGTGCAGAAGTTTCAGCAACGCAACCTTCAGGTTTAGTTACAGGTGACTTTTGGTGGGACACTTCTAATGAACAGTTGTACGCATACAACGGAAGTTCATTTACATTAATTGGTCCACAAGGAGTTGGTGATTCTGTAACCCAATTAAGAAGTAGAACAATTATTGATACAACAAGTGCAAGTAACTTAATTATAGAAGCAGTTGTAAACGATGAAGTAATATATGTTATTTCACAAAACGAATTCACAGTGTCAACGGCAGACCCTGCCAACGTGATCACAGGTTTTGATGTAATAAGAAAAGGTTTAACTTTAAAAAATACACAAAACGCAACAAACGGTATCACTTCAACAGATCATCAATACCATGGTACTGCTTCCAACTCATTAAGATTTGGTGGAAAACTTCCATCAGAATTTTTAACTTCAGGCGGAAGTGTGTTCCAAGGTTTAGCAAGATTTTCAGATTCAGGATTTTTACTAGGTGATGATGGAGACTTAAGAGTAGACATTCAAAATGATAATGAAGTACACGTTGGAAATGAAATTGGCGACGAAATTGTTTTCAAAGTAAATGCTTCTGGACCAGTAACAGAAATTGCAAGAATAACAAGCGAAGGTTTCGAACCAAGCACAGTTGGAGTAAGAACAGTAGGTACAGCAACGAATAAATGGGATGAGATGCACGCCACTGCATTCAAAGGTAATGCAGATACGTCAACAGGTATACTAGCAGGTGGAACAAATTATGCTGGTAACGTAGGTGCAGTTGCAAATACAACTCCATTGCGTGATTCAGCAGGAAATATTTCAGCAGTGGTATTCAACGGTATTGCTTCACAAGCCAACTATGCAGACTTGGCAGAAAAATATTCTACAAGCAAAGAATACGAAGTTGGAACTGTAATGACAATTAATACATCAGGCTCAGCAGAAATGACTGCTTGTGATGAAAATGGACAACCTTTAGGAGTTATTTCAGAAAATCCAGCGTTTTTAATGAACAAAGATGCAGAAGGTCAATCAATTGCTTTGGTAGGACGTGTGCCTGTGAAAGTGGTTGGTTCAGTCAAAAAAGGCGACAAAGTTTATGCTTCAGTCGACGGAACAGCATCAACTGATGGAGAAAATTTGGTAGGCTTTGCACTAGAATCTAATGAAGATGTTGCCATAAAAAATATCGAGGTAATGCTTAAATTATAAATATTTCAATAGAAGAAGAATACAATGGCAATAATAACAGCAACAAGATTTAATAATTTGAGAGCAACTGTAGATGCAGTTGTTGGAAATGGTACTGCTAACTCCGGCTATGGTCAAAATTTAGCCAGCCAACAAGTAAGTGTTGGTGATTTGGTACAAGCCAATGACATTAACAATTTGTTTGCTGATATAAGAACAGCATACAGACACCAAAACGGTGGAGATCCAACAGCAGGTCAATTACAAGAAGTTGTGGCTGGAGAACTAATTTTTGAAAACGATACAACTAATTTTAAAGGGTGGGATCAATATGAAGCATTGGCTTCTAACATCACATCAAATAGATTAACTGCTGACACAACAAGTTTGCAACAATTTAATTCAACAGTAACAAAATCAAGAACATCTAGTTGGAATGGTCAAATAGAACACAGATTCAACATGAGTTTTACAAGTGAAGCAGAAGCAAGACACTTTTTTAATTCAGGTGGAACTTTAAAAATTGCAACTTCTATCACAGGTGGAAGCGGAACAAAAACAACTGATTGGAAAGACAATATTTTAGGATCAGCAGGAACAATTACAATCAACTACAATGAAACAACAAAAAGCGGTGCTGAAGGAACAACAACTGCTACAGGTTGGTTTGATTTTAATGTAGGACAAAATTACACCGTGTACAGTCAAATGAATGGTGGTGGTCAAGGTGTGTATGCCGAAAATGATTATTACATTATAGTCCAAAAAACATCTACTTCTAATCTTTATGTAAGAGTTATATTGAATGATGAGGACGCTGGTGACCAAACAGGTTCAGGCGGTCCACAAGACGAAGATGTGAATGGTACATTGACAGCATCTATACAATATCAAAGAGCAGTCAACAATGTTGTTGGCCCAGACCCAGCATTCACAATCGCAACAGGAAGCACACTCTAATTAGTTGACTGACACCAAAAATTTTGCTATAATACTTGCAAAACTATGGAATCGAAAATATCAAAAATACTTGATTACGCAGATAAACTGTCTGTAATAGAAAATCAAAAAGAAATACTGCTTAAACAATTTGAAGAAGACAGTATCTTTTACTTTCAAGGACAGCAAATCACTGTGACTCCGACACTTATTGCCACAGTGAAAAGTTATGTTGATTTAGAAAGACAAACTATTACAGTATTAGATGATTTCAAAACTCCAATAGGTGTTGGAAATCCAGAAGAATTTTTGATGAAAATATCTACAACATATCAAGAAGCACTTCAGAGATATGAAAGAGAATACAACCAACTTGTTAAGCAACGAGGAAATTTAGATGCATGATAAAGGTGTATTACTTCATGCTCACGGTACAAAGCCGATCAATTACATAAATCAAGCAATTTGGTGTGCAGAACAAATTAAATGGCATTTAAAATTGCCTGTTGCTTTAGTGACATCCGAAACTACAGGAGTAAAAAAATATCCAGAAGGCAGACATTTTAGCCATCTTATTAGAGTTAAACCATCTAACACTACACAAACAAGAAAGTTTTTAGACGGCGACATTTACAAACAAGTTACTTGGGACAATCATAGCCGGATTGACAGTTATGATTTAACTCCTTTCAAAGAAACTATTGTTATGGACACAGATTTAATTGTAGGAAACAATAATTTGCTGAAATGCTTTGACACTAATAAAGACTTTTTAATAAACAACGAATCCATCTATGTTAATTCGCAACATAGAAAAGATCTACGTATCCGATACATGAATAATTTTATTAAAATGTACTGGGCTACTTGTTTTTATTTTAAAAAAACAAAATGGACCAATGACTTTTTCTTACTGCTTAAACACATTAAATTAAATTATGAATTTTATCGATTTGCATATGGCATTGTTGAAACAAAATATAGAAATGACTATGCTTTTACTATTGCTATGCACATGATGAATAACTTCACAGCGAGACCAAATGACCGGAGCCTACCTATAAAAATTTTTTATGTAACTGACAAAGATAAAGTTCTTTCATACAAACATGGTATATGGAAATTTGCATTACCAAAGGATGATGGCTCCTTTTTTAGATGTAATGTTAAAGGATCTAATATGCACGTGATGAACAAATTTGCTTTAGATAGGATTATAAATGAATACCAATAAAGGTTTTTTAATATTTGTACAAGCAAGTGAACAAAAAGACTACCTAGGTCAAGCAGTAGCACTAGCACAAAGTATTAAAATTTTTAATAAAATTTCTGACGTAACAATTATGACTAATTGTGTGTTAACATCCGAGCAACGTGATTATTTTGACAAAGTGATAGGAATTCCTGGAACAGATGAAGCACAAAGTCAAGATTGGAAGATACAAAATAGACACAAAATATATGAAGCAAGTCAATATGGAGAAACTATTGTGTTAGATAGTGATATGTTATGTTTGGACAGAATAGATTATTGGTGGGACATACTTGGTAACACTGACTTGTATTTTACAAATGAAGTCAAAAATTATTTAGGCGAAAAAGTCAAAACAAATATTTTATATAGAAAAACTTTTATAAAAAATAATTTGCCAAATATTTATTGTGGTATGTTTTATTTTAAAAAAACAAAATACAACGATAAGTTTTTTGCTGTGCTGTCAGAAGTCATGCAAAATTACAAAGAGTACGCAAGAAAATATTGTAGAGAACACATTCAACAGTGGTGCAGTTTAGATGTGTCTACAGCAATTACTTGTAAAATAATGAAACACAAGAATAATATAGCAAGTCCTAATTTAACTTTTACTCACATGAAAACCAAATTGCAAAATTGGAATGTAAACGAAAATTGGCTACAAGACATTCCAGTTGCATACGATAACAAATTAAATATTAAAATCAATAATGTAGTGCAGAAACAAATGCTTCACTATGTGCAAGATAATTTTTTAAACAGTGAACTAAAAGAAATAATACAAAATTTATGGAAAGAAAAGACTTACAGTTTGGCGTAGAAAAGATACAGCATCAATGGTATTTTCATTTTGATGCTACTACAGGCATGGTCAACAGCATGAGTGTAAACAAGCAAGACTCTTCTGTTGCTATCCCTGATTCGTTGGCACAAGATATTAATTCGGGCAACGATAACATGACATTTTACAAAGTAATATTCAAAGAGGGAAAATACACTTATGTAAACACTGTAAAAGTTACTCCCACTGTGCAAAACAAAAATGATAGCGAAATTAACAATGCAACGTTTTATAAAATTAAAGCAAACAATTCAGACACAAAAATTTTGTTTGAGCACAAGGAAAAAGAATTATGCATAAGTGCCACTGCAACTATGCAAAAAATAATAAAAGACACTTTCAAAAAAGACAGTTTGCATAGATTTTTTGTTTGTAGGAAAAATGACCACAGTATTTTACACAAAACAATAGAATTAAATCTTTATGATTTGTGTGAACAGTCTATCACAGTGCCTTTAGATATAGCAAAAGACAGTTATTCAATTTACTGTAGAAAATTACTGGAGTACAGTCATGTATGATGTATTTTTTATAGATGTTAAAGAACCTAACGCAGAAAAAAACTATGAATTGTGCAAACAAAAAGCACCTAATGTTCATAGAATAAGTGGAGTTCAAGGAATTCACCAGGCACATCAAGTTGCTTCAAAAATTTGTTTAACAGAAATGATGTATGTAGTAGATGCAGATGCCATGCTTGTTCCTGACTTTGAGTTCGATTGTAAAGTAGACAAATACAATTTAGATGTTGTTCATGTATGGCACAGCAGAAATCCTGTCAATGATTTAGAATATGGTTATGGTGGAGTAAAATTATTTCCTACACTGTTAACTAGGCACATGGATTTGACCACAATAGACATGAGTACTAGCATCAGTAACAAATTTAAAGTGATACCTTCTGTAAGCAACATAGCAGAATTTAATATAGACGAATATAGTGCGTGGCGTAGTGGCTTTAGAGAATGTGCAAAATTAAGTGCAAAAGTGATAGATAGACAGGTCAATTCTGAAACAGAAGAAAGATTACACACATGGTGTACTAAAGGTGCAGATAGACCATTTGGTGAATATGCAATAGCCGGAGCCAAAGCAGGCAGAGAGTTTGGTGAATTAAATAAAAACACAGGTAAAATGAATTTAATTAATGACTACAAATGGTTAAAAAACAAATTTGAAAATGATTTCGCGTAATATAATAAAAGTTGCAGAGCAAGATTTTGTGTTTCTCAGTTATGATGAGCAAAATGCAGAAAAAAATTATGCAAATTTAAAACGTATAATACCGTGGGCAAAACGTGTGCATGGTGTTGAAGGTTCTGATGCGGCACATAAAGCCTGTGCTGAATTATCTGAAACAAAACATTTTATAACTGTTGACGGCGATACAATCGTTGATCCTAAATTTCTTAATGTAGAATTAGACACAACAGCAATGGGTTTAGATGATGATTATCAATTTAGTTGGTGTGGCAACATAAATGTAAACGGTTTGAAGTATGGAAATGGTAGTTTAAAAATGTGGACAAAAGACTTTGTGAAAAATATGAAAACTCATGAAAATACAGATGGAGCAGATGAAACACAAATTGAATTTTGTTACTTTGACAAATATTATCAGTTGAATGATTGTTATTCCACGAGCATAATAAATTCAACTCCTTCACAGGCTTGGAGAGCAGGCTTTAGAGAAGGCGTAAAAATGAGTTTAAGTAGAGGAAAAAAGGTTGCAAATATCAACACAGATATATGGCATAAAAACTTACAAAAATTATTAATTTGGATGAATGTTGGCACTGATATAGAAAATGGCTGGTGGAGTTGTTTTGGTGCTAGGCAAGGTTGTTATCTTACTATGTGTACAGATTGGGATACCAATATTACAAGAGATTTTAAAGAATTGAACAATATGTGGGCCGAAAACGAAGCACATAACAATATACAAGAGCAAATGAAAACATACAGTGAAGCACTAATAGATGTAGGTGTTAATATAGGAGTGCAACCATTAGAACCTCAACAAAGCAAATGGTTTAAACAAGTGTATGTTAACACACCAAGACGTTTTAAGAGATAATCTTTCCTATCAACATGAAGCGAGTGCCTCGCTCTTCTTTTATTTCTGATTCGACTATCACTTCTGCATTATCTGGAAGTTGATTTTTAAATTCTTCATTGCTATTAACACAATTAGTATGATCTTCTATACTAAACATATTGTTAGATTGAAACGCAAAGTAACAATTTGATTTTACTCTTTTCCACCACGGATTTTTATACTGTGGTTCAGGACCCCATTCTTTCATAGGCTTCATGTGTTCACAAGAAGTGTTAATAAACAAATCTACATTTTTATACCAATCACGCCAGTTGGCAAATATATCATCTGTGATCCATTCTACATCATAGTCTTCAAATATTCTGTGTTTGGCTATGCTGATAACTTTTGGGTCCATATCTATGCAGGTAATCTTACCCACTTTATCATACAGGGCAGGTACAAGTATACTACCGTACCAACTGCCCCATATTACAATGTGTGAGTGTTTGTTTAAAATGTTTAGATTCGTTATATGTTTTACTAATGCTGTTTTGGAGAGAAATTGATTGGGACTCATGCTGTCCAAGAAGTCTTTGTTCTCTCGAACTTCTTTCATCATGTTGCGTAACAATTTTAAATCCATTTTACAATATCCTCAAATTCTGGTTTAATATCTTTAGGAGCCAAGTGTGGCTGTTCTTTTTTGATCCTATCTCTCCTAAATTCTTCGGCATAGCCGGCACTCATAAGAACTATTCCTCTGTATTCTGCGTGATTCAAACCTAAATCTTGCCATATTTTAAAATTTCTAGTAAAACA